CTGATATTGGTGAGGCTGAGGGCTGTGTTGATCCTCAGGCATTGAGTCTTGAATCTGCCATCTTTTTACCATCGATGGTGCGGATTTCGGACGGTGATATGTCTGTGGGTGGTTGTATGATTCGTGGGAGTATTGGACTGTTTCCTCGTCATTTCTTTTCGTCATTTGTTAAGGAATACAAGGAAGACGGCGCACCTATGTCATTGAGTGCTGCCGATGGCTCATTACCACGCCATGTCCGGTTTGATAAGAATAGGTACCAACCCCTTTATACCAAAAGCGGGGTTCTAAAAGATGTTTGTTTGTACAATTTCGGTCCCGAAATAAGATCGTACAAAGACATTTGTGACCATTTTATGAAGGAGAACGATTTGGCTATTTACTCACATTTTCCTGGAGGTTTGCTGACGTTTGGACCTATGGCACGTTATCCGTGCTCTAGATATACAGATGTTATTAAGCCTATGATGGGAAGAGGTCGGTACATGGACCATGAAAAGACCGAGTACCTGATGGTTGAGGGTTGGGAATATAAGATCCCCACCTCTCCTGGTGATTGTGGTGGTTTGCTTGTAGCTCATAACACAGGTTTACCCGGCAAATTGGTGGGAATTCATGTGAGTGCGACTCCAAATGCTTCGAATGCTTTTTCTGAGCTTGTGACGTGTGAACAACTGTCGCGCGCTATGGAGAAATTCCGAGAAGTGGTGACATGCCAACCGATCCCTGGTGGATTGGATAGTGTGTCAAGTACTTGGTTGCGCGAGTTGGTGGGACAATCTAGCACATTGACTGTGCTAGGAACTGTTCCTCCTCTTGCGTGTCCTCGATCACCCGAACGAACATCGATTCGAGTGAGTCCGCTTTTTGATCAAGTTTTCAAGCATGTTTGTGAACCATCAGCGCTTGTTGCAAACGATCCAAGGATACTCCCGGAATATCGTGGGGAGTCTATGTTGGCGAAAGGAGTGTTGGCGTTTGGAAGATCTCTTCCATCGCCGCGGTTGGATTATGCGGAGAAGGCGATTGCTTTCGTTTCGGCGAAAATAAGAGCTCAACTGCGTGATGAACCGCGATTTGTGTGCACAGAACGTGAGGCGATAAATGGAAAGCATGAGTTTACTCATTGCGGTTCCATGGAGATGTCATCTTCTCCTGGTTATCCTTATGTTCTGTTACGACCTTTGGGTACAAAAGGCAAGTTTTTCTTGTTTGACGGACCTGATGGTGATAAATCTGTTTCGAATGAACTTCTTCGCGCTAACTTAGATCAGCGTGAAGAAATGTCGCGGCGTCTTGAACGACCAGTTTCCTTCTGGCAAGCGTTGCTTAAAGATGAGCTTCGGCCTATGGAGAAAATCGCCATAGGTAAGACACGAGTGTTCATTGCGGCGAATGTTGATTTGACGATGATGACAAGGAAGTATACATTGGCATTTACATCTGCCATGTTTCGGCATTGTAATGATGCCGATTTCTTCTTTGCTCCTGGGATGGATTGCTTTTCCTGGGATTGGACTAACTTAATGAATTCCTTGCTCTGCGTTTCTGACGTGGGGTGTGGGGGTGATTTTAGTAAGTACGACACCAGTTTGAGTGCCGTTTTTATGAGTGCTGTGTGTGATATTATGAATGATTG